GTAATCATAACCATCACCTTTAGGACCAATTATATGAATACGCCCACCGTTCTTAAATTTTATTACATCACCTTTTTTTAGAGTTATTTCATTCATTCTATCAAACTTAGAAGACTTAGTAAATTCATCTTTACTTCGTGCTACTGTTGTTTTATTTCCATATTTGTCTAAATAAGTTCCATCAGGTAGTGGGTCTTGTCCTATTGCTTGACCATAAGTTAAATCCTTTGGTATACCTTTTTCTTTTAACTTACCTCTTTTTATTCGCATAGCATCTTCTATGTCTTGTATTTGATCTGCATATTGATCTGCTATAGGACCACCTTCTGGTTCAGCTTCTTGTTCAACACGTTCCTCAACAGAACCCTTTAGTTCTACTAGATTTCTAATATAACCTCTTTTATCTTTAATAATTTTTTTAATTTCATTATCTATAGATTTTCTATATTCAGGATCTGTAGTTCTAACACCATTGTCTTCAATGTCTACTCCATCAGGAGATATATAAAATATATAATCATATTCTTTAAGTAAATCATAACATAAGTCATTAAAATTATAACTAAATGAAAGAGGTATTGTTTTAGCTAAAGCTGTAAAAGCCATTACATCAATAAGAGTACGATCTGTAATTATATTTTCATCATATAATTCAGAACATCTTTCTGCTAAGAATATAATTTGACCTTTAGTAGAGCTATCAGTGTTAAGAGGAATACCTAAATCTCTAAGATATTTTGAACGTTCTGTTTTAAAACTATAATCTTTAAATTCAGGATGTTCTTTTAATGCATTGACTAGTGTAGTCTTTCCTACACTCATTGTACCAGTAAAACCTATTTTCATACTTTAAATATAACTATTATTTTTAATTAAACCAAACTTTTTAAATATTTTCTACATAAAGTTTAAAATCTTCTATAATTTCTTTTTCATATGTAGAAGCTTTTTTTAATTGAGACTCTAAAATTTGATTTCCATCATTTTTTGATTCTGTTAATAATTTTTTAATTGGTGATAAAACTGACTCAGCTAAAAGAAATTCAGTATCTTCTCCATAATCCTCTACATCATTTAAATATAAATCAATATATTTATTTAAATTTTCTTTGATAAGTTTCATATATTAGATTTTTAATTTTTTTAACTACTTCTTTTATTTTTTCAATTTGGTTATTTAAAAACTTTAGTCTTTCTCCAAATCTTCTATTACCCATTGGTTCTTCAATATTTGAAGATGGAATATATTTTTTAAGTGGTTTAGTATATTCTGAGCCTGCTAAGAAAATAAATTTATCTTTTTCAGGATCTATTCCAGCTGCTTTAATCATATTCATTACTCTATCACCCCAACTTTCTTTTTCATCTTTTTTCATATCCTTAAGAGTTAAATCATAAGGAGCTATCATTTTTGTTAATGGTGTTAAATGATGTTTAGCAGATAAAATATACATTTTGTCTGGTTTAAGAGATTTTCCATACTCTAAAGTTTTCCTAAACATAGGAGAAGCTGAGTATAGATCTTGGGCTTGTGATGTCTTATCAAGTTTAGATTTAGTACAACTAAGAAATACTATTTGGGACATTTTTAGTTTTTGTTATAAATATTAGCTTCTGTAATACTCTGCCATTCATGTGAACTTAATATGTCATTTAAAATGTTTTCAACGGTATATATTGCTTGAGCTCCACTTACTGTAATACCTCTAGCTGATAAAGCATCCCCAACAAAATGCACATTAGAGTATTTAGTTAATGATAAATCTTTATAATTTACTAAAGGTTCAGGTGACAAATATTTTACTTCTGGCATATAAATACCCCAATCATTTCCTAATGTTGGGAATACTTTTTTCATGTCTTCAATAAAATTTTCAATGTATAAAGCATGATCACCTATTGCATCATACAATACATCCATACTGTTTACTACTTTACATCCTACATAATCACCTTCAGATGTTTTAGATGGTGTTCTTTGTGATGGTGAAAAATATGTTCCTACACCATCAACTTGTAATTTTTTAACAGCTTCTCTTGACCAATCAAATGGTTTATCTATACCTTGTATCTCCATTAAGATACCAAAGTTAGTCATGTCATTTCTATACTTTTCATCTTTTTTAGCATGGCCATTGTAACTTACATCGCCATAAGTATGTTCCGCAGCAACATAAGCGGCATTATTGTTTGTACAGAATGACCTAAGTGATACACCTTTATCTTCAAATTTTCTATAAAGTTTAAAATCATAACTTACATCTATTAGTTTTTGGAAATGTTTTTGTGGTGCTTCAAATCTAACACCAATTTGTACAGATTTAGGTTCTGTAGGTAACTTATACTGTTCAGCTAATTGTTTACCAAAATCAATTCCTGATTTACCTACACCAAATATAAGTTTATCATAAGTAAATTCATTTACATCACCATGCCATGCTGTTGTAGAGACTATTTGTTTATCAAAATCAATGTCTGTAACTTTAGTTTCCCAAATAAAATTTACATCTCTTGATTCTAAAAAATCATACCAATTTTTTCCTATTTCATGTAAATAATCAGTTCCAACATGCCATACAGGAAATAGTCTTAATCCAAAATATGGTTTAATAAAATCAGGTTCAGATTGAGGATCAGAACATTGTACTTCTTCTGGTTTAGGATGAAATCTTTTAAAGTTTTCAATAACTTGATCAAATAACTCCATTGCTTTTTCTTCACCACAATATTTACTTAATTGACCACCTATTGAAGTATGGTAAGTTAATTTACCATCTGACCAACCTCCAGCTCCTAAAAAACCTTCCATTACTTCAGAATATTCTCTATTATATGGATCTTTACCCATATCAATAATAGTTATATATTCTCCTGGATATCCTTCATCAACTAATTTAGTTGCAGCATTTACACCTGCTACACCTGCTCCTACAATTACTATTTTTTTATACATGTGCTTGTTTTTATTTAATATAACAAAAAAAGATCTGTAGGCCAAATATTTGGGCTACAGATCCATGTTAAGTTTATTTTAATCGATTAGGCTATAGATCTAATCTAAATGTATTTTTAATTGCAATTTTCCTTTTCCTTTTATTACTCTATGCCATTTATGTCTAGGTATAAATATAGGTTCCTTTAATGAGGTAGGCAAGCAATTATCTAATTGTATTTTCCAGTCTGTGTCTTTAGTTATTTCAATAGTTCTATCCTCATCATCCCTATGCCACATTAACTCTATTGGGTCTATATTTTCATCAAATTCACGGATGATATAGGAGTCTGTAACTTCTATGTCTGTGTATGGTTTCAAGTTATTTTACTTTAACAAACTGTTTACCTTTTTTACTTCCTCTAACTTTTTTAGCTACAGTAGCTTTTCTTTCAGCTTTAGTCATAGCTTGAGCTTTTTTTCTAGGTAAACATCTAGTAGTAGCTTTACCTTTTTTCATAGTACCACAAGGTCCTGTTATGTTACCTGAAGTGTTAATTCTTACCCAATCTTCTTTTTTAAACCAGTTGTACAAAGATTCAGCTACAGCTTCACGTATTTGCTCTGATTTTAGACCTCTCCAAATCATTCCTTTACGGCATTTTACTACAGCACCTGATTTATAAGCTGAAGGTTTATCATATTTACGATCTGCAATACGTAAACATCTGTCTCTTTTTTTCTTTTTCTCTGA